GAATCGGTAGGCGGTCCATAGCCATCTGGTGAACTTGGATCAGGACAACGACCACGCACAAAAACGCGCAATCCTGCGCTGTTGTTGGCATTGATATATTTTACTGCTACGCCTTGACTGACTTTCGTGCAGCTAGGATTAATCTCTGTGCTGCTGCCAGGACATAGATACCACTCATTGTACATGCCATCGCATACTTCAGTACCACCGCAAACTTCCATCTCGTCACCAGGCAGTGGCCTGCCTTCGCCACCTGTTCCGCCACAAATCTCAGGTGGGTTCGGTTCAGCTGGATCGGGTGGGTTGGGCACGTCTGGACCAGGAGGAGCGGGGTCTTCATCATCTGGCAGGTCTTCCTCACCATCCGGCGGATCCGGCGGATCCGGTGGTGGCTGCGGGTCAGTTGGCAACGGATCTGGATCTTCACGGCGATCAGGATCGTCACACTCAAAGTTTGAGCGACCAGTGGGCAGCAGCACTCCAGTGCCTGATGCGTTGTTGACCAGCACAGCCAAGATGCTTTGCCCGGACGCATTGATCGGGAAGTGAATCAAATCCAGCTCAACAATGCCGCTGATAGTTTTGTTGATCCGCTCCACTTCATAGAGGAAATCATGCAGGCTTACCTCATCCACTTCGGTTTCACGCCGCAATCGAACACGCACGATGTCGCCAAGCGTGAGCGTGCTGTTGAAGGCATCGGGCTTGATGCGAAGCCGCAGACTGTGCGTCACATATTTGCGACGTGCCACCTCATAGGCGCCAACCTTGACTGCGTGATTCTCTGATGTGCAGAACTGACTAAGATCAATTTGTTCAAATGGACCGTTTGCTGCTTCATTACTGAAACGAACCTGCATCACGCGGATGATGCCAATGTCATCGTCAGGTTGCTGCCGCCATAACATCTGAGCACAGATTGGTTTGCGTTCAGCCAGTGAAATGTATTCAATCTCAAAACCATCTGGAAGGATGTGATCTTCAGTAAAAGTAAATACCCACGATATGGTTGTGGTCTTGATTGTCCCGTTGTCATTGACTGGCAAGCGCGGCTTAAATGCCTTCTTGCCATTTTTGTCGCTGACTCTTAGCAAGAAATTTCGGCTGATACCTTGCAGCCAATCTTCTAAATTATTTGACTGATCGAACAAACCGTTATAGAAAAACCCGTTGGCATTAGTGAATAATGCTGCGCTTTCCATTGCATCGAGGTCAAGCATCGCCTCAGGGAAGCGGCTGCTCTGACGTATCAGATACAGAGCCAGATCAACGACATTATTGCTAGGCCCTAAAGTGTCATCCAAGATACGGGTGACTTTCATCCCTTGACGGACGAAACAATGGACCTGCTTATCCCATGTCTCGTCACCGTCAGCGTGAGTGTTTAGATAGCTTAGTGTTGTGATGTTGTCATAGGTTCCACCAGTGCCGCAGTAATACGGGCAATTCCAGAACTTTTTGCCGGCGACTGATGTAATGACGTTGCCAGGTAACCATGCTTCAGTGCGGCTGTCATAGCTTTGCTTCCAAGTACCGACACGACATGCCCGCTGGAATACATCACGGATCTGCAGTTGCGGTAGATCGCCTTCGCTCAGCACTAACTGCAGCCGCACCGTCAACTCATTGGTGGATGCATTGTTTGAGAATCTGCCCTCAGTTGCACTAGGGCTTACGAATACACCGCCGACATTACTTAGGCGGCGACAGAAAACAATCGGGATAGGCTCACCAAGAACAACGGCTGTTTGCTTGCTATCAAGCGAGCTCTGACCACGCGCAGCAGCTTCTTTCAGCGGCGTCACCAGCAGCCCGGTTTGATAGGGCAGCAGAGAAAGCGGATCGTTGAACCTAACGTTCATAGCCGGATTGGTGCGCCCACTAGGTAGTTGGTGTACTTACGAGGTGGTGTCTGGGCACCGACTGGTGCCAAACTGGAGCCTAGCTGCACCTGCAGCAAAGAGAAAGACCCGCTGATGCCCGTCACCTCACCGACATAACTGCCGATCAGCAACTGATTCGATGGCGGTGAAACCTGTTGTCGTGATGAGTTAAACTCATAGATCAGCAGTTGGCAAAGGCGGTTGCTCGATAAAGCATCAGTAAAGACCTGAACCGCCGTTGATGTAGCAGGCACTTCAATCGACACACCCACATCTGACCCCGAAGTGCCACCGATCAACCCGTCAGCATTGAAGGGGTGATAACTCCACGAGGCGCTTTGCCATGTAACGGTTGTCCCGATGTAGTAGCTCTGCCATCTGGTATAGGTAGTGTTTTCATTAAAGATGCGCAGGTATTGCGCCTGTGATCTATTAGTCATCAGCCGACCCCCGCAAAGCGTCGGCCACCAGGTGAACGATTGTTATTCAGCAGGCTGACAGCCATCGTCTGTAGTGATTTCTCAAGATCCTCAACCGTTACATAGCGTTGACCTTGCTGTTCTAATACTGGGCCAGTTTGAATGTTAATTACCGGATTTGATTGATTAGCTGCTGCACCGCCCGCGCTTCTGCTGTTAAGCCACTGCTTGGCAAAATCTGTTGCTTTAGATTTAGGAACTACAAATTCGCGCTCGCCGCCTTCGCCAATTAAAGCAAGCGTTGGTCTGTCTACATAACCGCCCTGAGCAAATTGCGGAACTTGGATGTATGGCAAATAGGGTATTTCCGGCAAACGCATCCGGCGTAGAGCGGCATTTGCACCAGCAATCATGTTGTTGAGTGCCCTGACAACCGCGTTCATAGAATTGGCTATGGCGGACAAAACTTGGTTTAGCACGCCTTTAATCATGTTTGCTACTGCAACAAAGGGAGATCTCAGTGCATCTGCCATTCTCTTAAAGGTATTTACTATGCCTTCGTAAGCCTGTGATACCCATTTAGCAACAGGAACAATGAATGCGTCATAAAACTGCTTGGCACCATTTGCCACAAACTGGCCAATAGCGTTAAATGCTGTACCAATCTTGTCCCTAAATGCATAGATTGCAACACCTGCCAGCACTAGCAGCGTTACCCATCCGACTGGACCAGTAAATAACCCAATAAGGATTTTGCCTAAAGTTAAAAGTCCACCGCCTAAAGTTGTAAGAATAGGCATCACAGCACCAAGCCATCCTGCCATGGTTGAAAGAATAGATAAACCGGAGATTGCGGTAATAACACCTTTAACGGCAAGGATGATGCCGCCAAACGTTTTCAAGAAAATACCTAACGGAACAGCGACAAGCGCAAAAACACCAGCAAGTGCCGTAACTTGTATGATAAATTGCTGTACCCCAGGCGGCAGTTTAGAAAAAGCAGAGAGAAGCTGCGTCAGGAAATTCAGCAAAGGCATTAAGGCTTCAACAATAGTGCCAGCACCGTTTAACTTCAAGAACTGATTGGTCAATTCTGAGACTTTTACAACCAAAGGAGTAAATCCTGGCAGCAACTTTGTGCCAATCGTTGTATTTAAGTCTTCCAGTGTTTTTTGGAATAGCTTGTAGGCATCTGGCGGTGGCGCTTTTACACCAGCAAGTCCGTTTAATGCCTTGACGATAATATCGGTTGTAATTTTACCTTCGCTGCCAAGTTGCTTAATCTGAGAAACATCCACAGCCATTACCTTTGCAATAGCTTGTCCTATTGCTGGCAGTCGCTCCATAACTGAGCGCAACTCGTCACCCTGCAGGGCTCCTGAACCCATTGCTTGACTGAGTTGCAACATTACGCCATCAGTGTCCGCTGCAGACAAATTCATTAAAGCGGCTGCATTATTGACTCCAATAAATGTTGACTGAATCTGCTCTAAACTGATGCCCATCGGGCGCAACCTTCCATATAAATCAGCTACTGCTTTAGCTGCTGTAGTCTGCCCTAAACCGAATTTGTTTGCCGCATCATTGGCAAAGTTAGTAACACGTTCAGCTTCCCCATATTGTTGAGCTAAGGCTTTAATTGTTTTGGCAGTACGATCAGCCTCAACACCAGCACGGACAAAACCACTCAGAGCGGCGCCAGCACCAAGCGATGCCGCGATACCGCCAAGTCCTGTCAACCTATCGCCAAGCCCTTTGATTTTATTGCCGAGACCATCTACAACGCCACTTAAGCCCTGTAACGCAGCCCTTGCGCCTTTCGCATCAACATTGATGGCAACGTTGGCTACAGCGGTCACGGCTATTACTTCACTGTTATCAGTCTATCGCTGTTTCGCTGCTTTTTTCTGGCGTTCATGCTCGATCTCAAAGTAGGCAGCCCATAGTTGCAGTTCCTCAAGCGTAACCTGGGCTGTTAACTGAGTCATGGTCATACCCAGTTCCTTGGCTAGTTGCAGTTGGAGTTGAAGTAACCCGTCTCGTTTCAACTCCGCTTTTACTTTCCCTGTTCAATTTCAACGATGTCATCTTGAACGAGTGCCAAGATGATCCGTTGCAAATCGCTGTCTCGGACTTCGTTTTTCAATTCAGCCACATCGCCTGCGCTGAACATACGCCCGCTATTTTCGTCCAATGCTTTAGCTACAAGCAACTGAACAGCAAAGGCATTAGGGTCATTGCTGTTAGCGGCTTTCATTGCCTTTTCACGTTCCGCCATGGTCAACGCCGTGTGCCAGAACTCAAACTCGCTCCCGTCACTAAGGGTCACTGTTTTTTTAACAGGAACGAGGTTGGCGGCTTTTTTCAGGCGATCAAGCGCACGAACTGACTGAGTGGCAGACATAAAAATAAGTAACTGGTTAGCACTTTAAGCACAAAAAAGCCCCCGGTGCAACCCAGGGGCAAACAACCCAGAAGACTGTTGTTAGCTCTTGCTGAAGTCAAACGTGGGTGCAGCAGACGGACGGAAGTTGATCTCAACTATCTGAGCATCGTCAGGGTTGACATTCAGACTGGCAGAGGTCAGCACTGCTTCAAACTCAATGCTACGGCTAAGAGCGGAACTAACGTTACCACCGCTTAACACCCGGTCAATGTAGAGCTTGAAGGCTGCGCCGGTTTGCTGACGCTGCAGCACGTCTACCACCATTCGGTTAGACAGGTTGGTATCGTCATCGGTCATGTAGACCATGGCGCTACCGGAGCCATCAGCAAAGCCGGTGATGTACTGACGGAAAGGAGCGTATTGACCAAGGGTTTGTCCAATGGTGGTAACGTCAATTTCCTCACGGGTGATTTCAAACGACCACTCGCGCACATCACCCACAGCCGCATAAGAAGCGTAGGCAACTTGAAAGGCGTTAGGGGTTACAGCCGTGCCATCATCGGTGATATTGATGGTGGAACCGCCAGCGGTAGCGGAAACCTGCAACACACCAGTAGAAGCCGTGTAACTAATGACGTAATAGGTGGTGGCAGCCGAGATGCCAGCAGGCAGAGTACCAGAGCCAGCACCCCCGGTTTCAGTGTTCACCACGCTGAACTGCACCGGATCACCAACCTTGAAGTTCAGGAAGGTAGCAACGGTGATTTCATCGTTGGCGACTGAAACAGCGGCTTCCGCAAAGGTAGCCTCAGTACCAGCAGGCTTGTAATAAAGAGCGCCGGACGTACCGGACAGAACAGTAGCCATTGTTTGAACGGTAGGTGGCTAATGAGATTCTAACTCTGCTCAAAAGCCTCAAAAGTTATGGTGACCTGTGCTTGGTAAAACCCTTCCGGCACAGCCGGTTCGCTAGTGCGCGGTCCATTTGCAGCGTCAAATTTTATATTTTGCAGCTGCAAACGTGAAAACAGATCAATGCAACGCTGAGCGATGGTCAGACTTGCTCCTGGTCCTTGCCCCCTTGGAGTAAAAATATTGAAGATTAACGTGCCGTTACGGCGATTAAAGCCATCATCTGTTCCGCGTGTAGCACTGGTCAGGATCGTTAGGTAAGCAGAATCACCCCAGATGATCTGCGTCTGAATCCAGCTTGCGTTATTGGGCGGCGTGAAGGGAACATTCTGGTAGGCAACTTGCAGGATCGGAGCGCCTGCAAACTCTGTAGCGATGCGTCCTTCAATCAAAGAACGCAGAGTATTTAAGCTCATGACGTGCGCCCAATTCTGCCAGCTTCAGAATCAATGTAAGTCTGGATGTCTTTGGCAACAGCGTCTAAAAACGGCGTGGTACGTTGAATACCCTTCCATGAAGGCGGCAGGTCAACACCTGCAACAACTGGGGGTGCGTAAGGAAGATTGTTAAAAACTGCTCCGCTGAATTCTTCTTGCTTGATCTGCCAACTAGCGCGTAGCCGTCCTGTATCAACTGGTGTATTAAGCTTTAACCTTCGATCAGTTTCTAGCGTGGCAACTTTAACTAAAGTTTTGATCTGATCCAGCGCATAGTCGTCGATCTGATCAAGTCTAATTTGGCGTGGCACGTTACTCCCTCAAAAAGATTTCGAATACGATTGCTGTATTGTCCTGTTCAATTTTGCGAACTTCTACTGTTTGCATCACGCGGCCAGCAACTGTTACCTGATCAGAGACGGCAGGTTCAAACGCTAGATCAGCCGCTGCAATCGTAAGTTTTTTGTCCGCGCTTTTTATCAGATCGTTGATCTCACGTTCGGTCACATCCTCCACCACACCACGGACGGTGGTTGTAGACACAGTTGGCGTTGCTGCACCCGTTGAAGTGTCGTAAGCCCCGGTCGTCACTCGTCTGAACGTTACTTCCCCGCCGAAACGAGCCATCAACTTTGATGCTGTTTTCCGTAGCGAGGTTGATAGTGCCATCAGAGTTTATAGGCGATGCAGTGTCCATTTTGCAGGGTCAAACTAGTAAACACACCGTAGATGATTGTTCCAGCATCAAACTGATGACCGACCAAAGTAACGCCGTTCCAGTTTTGTACTGTGATCGCTTGAATCTGTGAGTTGCTAGTGAAGTGCAGTGCACAAAAACGACCACTGATAGCACCGCCAGTGCTGGTGGCAAAGGTTGCGCCTTTGGCGTAATCAATTCCATAGACGGCTGAATAGCTCATCGTTAAATTTTGTAAGCAATGACCTTGCCAGAGGTCAGAGTCACACTAGTGAACACGCCTTGGATCTCATCGCCCTTGCTAAGCGGCACAGAGCTAAAAGTGTTGCCACTAGCGTTTTGTACTGTGGCAGTGCTAATCACAGCATCAGCTACCGCGTAAAGTTTCCAGAACCGCCCAGTATGAGCAGCCGTGTCGCTGATGTACTCAAAGCCAATGTTGTAGCTGTCGTTTGAGTTGTAGTTCATGGTCAGCTGCGACGAATGGCGATGTTGCCCGGTCCACTAATTCTAAGCCCAGTTAGGTAACGTTCAAAAATCGGTGGGACACGATCAGCGCCAGTTGCGCTGCTGCTGGCACCTGCGGGCGTGACGCTAAGGCTGCCGATGCTGACCGCCTTAAAATCCTCAAGACCAGAAAGCCCCAAGCCATCTTTATTGTTGTTTAGGTAAACCGCAAGAATGACTTGTGCTTTTTTGACCTGATCGGGAATCTCGCTGGTGGTGTAATAATCTGCCGTGATCCTAAAAGGGAACCCCGTAGCGTAAGTGTTGATGTAGGTGTCTGGCTTGCGGACACCATCTCTGGGCCATTGCAATGCCTGCGTGTCTGTTGCGCGAGCACCTAAAAACCGCTCACGGTCTATGCGTTGCGTCGCGGTGAACAGCGCACGATTCTGTTCGTCCTCGGTAGCTGACGCCCATGCGGTCACGTCAGTATCCTGCACCAATCCTTCAATAATTGCGTTGGCTGCTTCCAGCGTCAGGTAGGAGTTTGCGTTTGCGTCCCCCACTGTTGCGTCGATTGTGATTGCCATCGTCTACTACAGCGGGCAATGGTTCTGGTGTTTCAAGTTTAGGAGTGGGCTCTGCAATGGAAAGAGAGGCTTCGGTCGAAACCAAAGCCTCCTGTTCACGCAGTCGCCGGAAGGCGAACAGACCCATCAGGCGGCAGCCGACTTCAACACAGCAAAGTTGAGAACCACAGCTTCACCGGCGGTAGAACCGACGTTTGAAACAGTGATATCAAAACTGCCGGCAGCAGTCGCGGTCACAAAAGGCAGGTACTTACCAGTGGTAGCACCAGATTTCACCGACACATTTACCACATCAGTAGCGGCAACTTCACTGTTGGTCACCGTAAAGGTCACTTCAGCGTCGCCAGCCAACGAAGCGTTGTGCATGGTGATCGAACCACACGGCTTGTTTAAAGTCACGCCGGTGGATTTGTTGGTAGCTTGTGTTACCGCCCCACCAACACCGCTGACGTAGCCGATAGCGGCTCCAGCGGTTACTTCAAAAAGGGATGCCATCGTTAGTTCCTCCTATCAATCGAAGTTGGAAGTGATGGTCGCCCGCACGATACCAATATTTTTGGTCTCGTACACCTTTGACCAGTTGCCAACGGTGGCAAGCTGAGCGCGGGTGGGATTGACGGTGCTAACCGCCCACTTGGCGCCAACCGGGTGGTACAGATAGTGCATGTCGATTGACATGGCATCTGATTTAGCCAAGATGTCACGATCAGTTTCTGTCCGCATTGCAGCTTGTTCACCAGAAGCAACAGCGCCATTGGTGAAGAAGTAGCAGGCGTAGTTGCCAGCACTGTTCGTGATGTCATCTGAAACAATGACTCGCATTCCCATGAACGTGGGGACGCTTACATCACCGCCGTATGCAGAAGCGATAGAACCGCCAAAAGCATTAAGGGCAGTGATCGAACCCGCTGCAGCAGAAGAAGCCGTAACACGAGCATCAGTCGCAGTTACATAATCAATCGCCTTGCGCTCTACGAGGTCGTAGTAGCAAGCCGAGTGCATAGCAACGGCAGTCAACTTGTCGCCTT